GTGTAATGAGACTAACGTAGTCTCCAATGCCATAGCCTAGCCCCTTACTACCTTCTCCGCCAATCCACTTGCCGCCATGCCACTTGGCCCAGTCGCCCACATTAACATCGGGCCACTCACGATAGACGTAGTAGGTTTCACTCTCATCCACACCAATCCAGCACATAAACCAGTTTTTTCTACCAGCAGGGTCAAGGATCATGTAACGGGTTAAGTCCTTGGGGATAGACTCATGCTTGATTACATTAACCTCCCGCGAGAACATAGGGAATTTCGTGGAAGCACTCTTGGTTGGGATGCCATAAGCACGTGTAAGGATTTCCTCTTCGGCTCTTCCCTTTAAGTCTTGAGCAATGCGCTCATATCCACCAAACGGATTGTCCTTGGAATGGAAATAGATGATGGCGCTATTTCTATTTGCCGAATGCTGAACAAACGGCACGGGCCTGTCATTCAGCAGTTCAGCAATCTTTGTTTCAACTGTTCGTGCTTTCTCAAGATAGTCTCGTACAACTTCCGTGTAACCGTCAATGGGAGTAAACGTAACAATAATTTTAGCGTTTCTTGTAGCAAGACGAAACCTAAGAGTAGTGAGGAGCTCAGGGCCAATAAGATACTCATCACACCAAGCACCGATGTTAAGCCAAACAGGTTCACGGCTGCCAAGCTCCGCGCCTTCCAAGATGGTGTCGTTGTTGAGGAATTGTGCATAGGTTTTGAAGATGATGTGACTACGAGTACCGGGAAGAATCAAACTGCTCTTGGAGAAACCATTCTTGCGTGTGTAGCTGATGTTCTCTTCTGCGCTCAGGGTTTTCTTACGCAGCTCCTCTGGCAAGGCATCATAGATGGCACTCTGCTGCTGACGGATGGACACATCCGCATTCTGGGCAAAGCACATGATGACACTACCCGGATTCTCCATCGCAGCCTTCACAACAGCCGTAGCTGCCCACGTTGTCTTAGAAGACCGATTGCCTCCGCTTACAAGCAATTCGTTAAACTCCCCTAGCAACTCCTCCGCCTTCTTCCAATGAGGCAGCTTAAATCCATAGCGATAGGGATCACGCTGACTGTTCTCAATGGCCTGATGGTAGATGTCGAACAGGTTGGCTAAAGCCTCGGGCTTCATCCGCGCCATCTCCTCGTTCGTAGGAGGAACTAATATGGGATGCTTCTTCCAAATCATACGTTAGTAGATCATGGGTTGTTGGCTAGCCAAATTGAAATGTAACGCTGCTTGTCCTCTTCGCTGAAAGCCGTGCAAGCAATTAGCGCATCCATGAAACTCTTGTGCTTTTTAATGAGACGCTTCTGGGCCAAGATTTTCCTAACGGTGATGTTGCTTCCGTTACGACTAGCCCAAGCATGAGTGAGGTTGTTGCGCCAAATGCCATGCCAACCAAAATTGTTTGCCCAGCACTCAGCCATCTCATGCCACATTTGCTGGATAGTAATTTCCTCGCACTTCTTGGCCCACAACAAAGGCTCTGGCACTTCTCCTGTACCTTCGCTTTCTTTCTTAATGAAAGCCTTTAGGTCTTGGTCGCTTACGGAATACTCAGGCCAGCGGTATCTATCAACCAGCTTAGACAAATGAATCCTCAGTTCTTCGTGTTTCTTTTTTAGCTTCATACGTCAATGGCCTCCTTCTGAAGCGCGGCCCTAGCATCCTCAATGGCCTTCATAGCATCCTCTAGGCTTGGCTTACCCGCCTTATGCTCAATGACCATCTTGTTCTCCCCTAAAGCCAGCATACCCTTATCCACGGCTATGCCGTAAGACAGGGCCAAGTCCTTCACATTCACCTTAGACAAGGCATCTGGATTGTCTGCCAGCATAGCCATTTTTTGCTTTAGCAAAAGCCTAAAGCCCTCAGCCATCTCAAAGCCATCCGCCGCTAGTTGCTTCTTCCTCACCTCAATAGCCACCTCATGCCGAGCTTTTACAGCCCCAATCTGCGTAAAGCTCCATCCTGTCTCATCCGACACCTGATGCCAGGTCGATCCATCCGCCAGCAGCTCCAAGCACAACATAGCCTTAGCAGGCTCCCTAGCCTCTAAGGTACGGCTTCCCGACTCCACGATGGAGTTTAGAAGTATTGTGCTCACTTGGTCATTAGACATTAAACTTGCGGCTTGTTAACTGAAAATAAAAGAAAGGCTTAAAAGAAAGGGGGATTGAAAGGGGGAAAACAAACACTTGTCAAGCTTATTCTGGTCGCGTTACCAAATCTTGCAGAGTTTGTAACAAAAACATAGTTGTATATGTTTCTTAAACATAGATGGGAAAGCGGTGTTTTCTATGCACTTCCTAACAACTGAGTAGGGATTGTAACAAGCAGGGGGCACCCTTTGGAATATTTTTTTAAGGTGGCTACTTTACCAATTTCAATCTCCCTACCCCCCACCCTGAGTGATCCCCCCCTCCCACCCTGGGACACGGGATGTCTTAGGGGACATGGGACAAATGATGTCTCAGCCTGTCTGACTAATGCAAACCATCACACAATAGTACTAATGCAAGAGAGAATACAATAAGAACTATCGCGGAAAGGAGTTTTTGCTTAGGGAAGGGAATGCATTGTGGCACGGTTTTCCGGTTTCGCGAAAAGGGAAACCCACTAGATCAAACCAACCTGGGCCATTAGTGCTTCCCTAGTCTCTAGTGCTTCTTCTTTCCTTTCCTTCCTAGTCTGTCTAGTGCTTTCGGGGTGTTTAGAGGCGCGAATTTAGGTTTTATCAAAAGAAAGATTGATTTCATTTGCATGAGTTGCAGCGCTTTACGTTGTCAGGCTTATTTACTAGACAAAAAACACAGGAATTAGCTTGCACAGCTCGATCAAATAGTGCTCTCTCTTTTCATCGAAGCGACAACCGCGACGAACAAAACAAAAAAACAAAATGAAAAAAGCACTAGGTTACGTTTTGCACCACGGTCAAATTGGTTCACACCCATACGTTGCCGTACTAACTTTAAACACGTCCAACCGTAAAACCGGTAATATGGCGCAAATTTGGTTCCTGTTGACCGATGTCAATCCAGTTGAGGCGGTAAAGCTAGGTTTGGACGCGCAAACCATTTGCCGTGAATGTCCGTTTGCGGCCGGTAATGGGTGTTATGTCAACGTTGGACAAGCGCCGTTGGCCGTATGGAAAGCTTTCAAACGTGGACGCTATGATGAATTGATACCGGCGAACTATGCGGCCGTGTTAACCGGCCGTAAGATTCGTTTCGGCGCTTATGGCAACCCTACTTTGCTACCTATTTCCAAAGTTAAAGCACTTGCGGCCGTAAGCGAAGGTTGGACGGGATATTTCCATGACTGGAAAACCAACCCTTATGCGGCCGAATATGCCAAATTCTTCATGGCGTCCACGGAAACGCAAAGTTCGCTTACATTGGCGAATAGTCTAGGTTTCCGCTCTTTCCACGTTTCACCCGTGAAGCCGGCCGAGTCCATGGAGTGCTTAAGCGATGCCAAGGGTTTGACTTGCGCGCAATGCAAGCTTTGCGCCGGTTTGAGCAAAGAGCGCATGCCGTCCATTTGGATCAATCCACACGGCACGAAACAAAGCAAAGCGAGTGCGGCCGCAATGGCGTAAATTTCACCCATAAACACAAAACAAAATGACAACCACACAGTTAGATGCGTTAGTAGATGACCTTGCGGCCGATTTTAAGCCACAAGTGACAAAGATTGAGGCAAGCATTAAAACCACACAAAACCATTACGGCCGTTACATGAGTTTACTCTCTCAAATGGCAAAGGGTGACAAGCACTTAGCAATGGTTTTTAGTCTAGCAATGGTTAAAGCCGGTGCTAATCGCGACGGCATCAAATCAGCCCTAAAAATCCTTTTCCCTTAAAATGATCACAGCACCGGCAACGGCAAATGACTTTGCAAAATGGCAACGCGAGGCTAAACGTCTTTCAATTGATTCTCTGCTTTACGTTATAAACGACTGCAAAGAGGCAGCGCAAGCTATGCGCGGATGGAATCCAGAGCGCGAAGGGTTTTATCTCGATCAGGCGTCTACCTTTGGACAAGAGCTAACCAAACGCATGAAACGCACTTTCCTTTTCCTTTGCCTTGCCGTGCCGTTAGGGGCCGCGCCGCCGGATTCTTTCTTTCGGGCGCTTCATGCCGTGGAGACTGGGGGCCGACTGGGGCCGATAAAAGGCGACAGGGGAGCCGCGCTGGGGCCGTTGCAAATTCATAAGGCCTATTGGCGGGACTCTGGCTTAAAGGGCTCTTATTCTCAATGCGCCGACCTTGCCTATGCGCGGGCCGTTGTTTCGGCTTATATGCAAAGGAAAGCGCCTTTGGCGTGGGCCGCAGGAGATTGCCGGACGCTGGCAATGGTGCACAATGGCGGGCCGAGTGCGTTAAAGGCTAAAGGACAGAAACGAACTAACTTAGAAACCTACTGGAAAAAGATTCAGAAACACCTATGAAGATGAAATACAAAATACAAACGCTGTTCACCTATGGTTGGGACGATGAGTGCGAAGATGCCGCGCTTTACGATACAAAAGAGGAAGCGGAGCAATCCATAAAAGAGATGCTTAAAGACGTTGAATATGCCGTTTCTAAGGGTTATATGGACGAACCGTACAGCGCCGAGGACTATCGGGTGATAGCCGCCGAATAAAATGACTAAAACAGAAAACAAAACCGTGGAAGAACTACGCGCAGAGGGCTGGGGCGTGGTTTTAATAAGCCCAAAGGAATTTGAGCAACAGGCGGGAGCACTCTCTCGCGCTGAAATTGAGCTAATCGAAGACCTATTAAAAGATGAATCCATAAACGTAATCTCTAGTCTGCATTGGGCGCCGAGCTGGAGGGGAAACGTATGAACCGCCTACTATGGAACGCCGCCGTTGCGCTTTTTAGCGTAATGCTTTTTCTGGCCTGTCTGGTAATGAGGATTTTGACATGAGTCGTAAGAAACGAAGCAACGGGAGGCGTCCCGATCCCACTGGCAAGAGAGTGAAGCTGTCCAACGGGCCTGTCACCGTGTCTCCGCAGCTTAAAGCCTGCCTTTATGCGTGGCGCGCAGCTTATGGCTTGCCTTTGGGCCGCTCTCTAGACGCTCTCTTTGCTCATGCCGTGCAGTCTAAGGGCGCGTTTCTCTTTCGTTTGCCTTTGGACGGGGCGCGGGAGTCTCTTAAGGGCTATATACCAACTAAATTTAAACCATGAAACCAACCGAAAAAGAAATTGCTGACATAGACTATGCCATAAACGCAATCTATAAGCAAAGCGAAAAGGTGCCGTTTAAGCCCTTTAAGGAGCAAACCATGAAAACACCTTGGCAAGCCTTCCCTGAATACAAACGCCAGTCTTTGGGTTGGCGCATGGGTGATGCGGACGGCTACCTGCACAAGTGGCGGCGATGGTTTCAAAACCTATCCAAAGACGATCAGGCATCCTTCATTCAAAACAATCCAGCACCCGACGAATGGGTGGATTTTTACGACATTAAAGAGTAAACAGCCACCCTGACCCATAAAAGACGACAAAACGCCTTAAAACGCAAGGAATGGCCGTTTAAAGGCCCGTCCTAACAACTCATAAACAATCTCTTAAAGCCCAAAATGGGCCTTAACTACTAAAAAAATGGACATTATCAAAATCATGCTGCTTGTCGCAGGGGCCGCGCTCCTGCTCGCTGGTATTGCTATCGGGATCGTCTTCGCAACCTGGGCCTCGTTCTGGAAGAGCTGGAGAAAGGACAACGACGCCGATTGGGAGTAAGTAGAACCACCCATAAAAAACCCTCTTAAACCTATTGACAGACGCTATGTGATAGAATCCCCTAGTCCAATAAGTCGATGACACGACTTGAAGCAATTTTTGCATCTTCCCCCTAAAGTAGGTGGCTAGTGCACCAAAGAGCCTCAGGGTGTGTCATCACTCTGGGGTTTTCTTTTGGCCTTACAAAAGACGTACCGTTAAGGGGACGTATCAGCCAAAATGCACCTTACGCCTTAAACGGCGACACACTCAGATTGATAGGATTTTTCAATAAGTCTGCCATTCAACTTTAGGGGATCGAGGATTGCAGCATGGAGCCCATATTTTGCTCATTACACGGGGAGCACGAAAGTCCGAAACTGGAGCACTAGAAAGCACAGGAAGCAGCAATCGGGAACTCTAAGAGGCTAATCGCCTATGGAACCCCTTTTGTCTATTTCCGGGGAGCTTGTTGTTTTTACTACTAGCCGCGAACTTAAAAGCGGCACAGAAACAAATCTCAAGAATACATTTGACTCAAGCGGTTTGGAAAAAGAAGAAGAAAAAACTTGCTACTAACAAAATAACTAAACAAAACAGATAGGAAATCAAAAAATATGAATAACGAAATAAACATTAGCTATCTAAAAATGATTTGGAATAGTGCCCAACGGCTTGAAGATCGTTTAATATCTGAACTCAAAAACGTCCACTCAATTGCTGAAAACGCACGGGAAGCCTACGTCTTAGCTCAAGCCGCAGAAGTTAGCCACACGGAGGGCGAAGAACGGCCTTTGTTGGACGGAGAACTTGTACGCATGGGAGATGAGCAACAACATATCCGTGCAGATGATGATGGTCATGTGTTGAACGGAAATTGGGCTCCTTTTGATAAAAGTGCATTCGGTAATCCTTGGCAAAAATTCTTGCCGATTGTAGTCTCAACTGGGAAGGAATGGATAACTTTAAACTCACGCACAAGGCGTCCTTTACCAAAAGCCATAGCCGATCCCTACAACCTTAGCTGCTTTGGGCCGCGCCGTTACTAATCTGCAAAATAAACAAAAACATGAATAAAGAAAAACTTAAAGAACTAGAAATCATTTACGAACAGAAACGAGCAGCGTGCATTTGGGTTTCGGGTATATTTGAACAGGCTTTAGCCGAACGCCTAGCAGCTTTCGATGCGTGGCAACAAGCCGTTAAGAAATCTAAAGCCAAATAATAATGGACACAGCCCTATTCATGCCGCCGACCATCCCTGCAAAGGGAAGGCCACCCACTCCTAAACAAGAACTAGCTCTTAAAGCAGCTCAAATATACAAACAACAGCGAAGCCTCAAGGAAATTTGCGAGAGCTTAGGCGCTTCAATCTACTTAGCCCGCTGGTACATCTACCAACAACCATGCCCGACACAACAGCAAGCCGATGCCTCGATTTGATTGCTCGTCATTGCCCTCGGCTTATGCTCCAGGGCGGAGGACGGATCGAGAGCGACAGACAAACAAATAAACTATCTAAGAAAACAATTGAGAAAATTGTTGCTTTAAGGAAAACGGGCATGACACTCTTAGCCATTAGCAACGCGATTGGATTCTCTAAGAGCGCCGTCCAAGTCCATTGCTCCAACTACAAAAACACATGAACGCCTCAGAAATTATGAACAATGTTCGCTACCTGCTTAACAAGCATTACGCGACGTATGCCACGGGGTACGCCACGGGGATCAACGAGCGGGAGTACAAATTCCGTAAACCAATCACCGCTCAAGAAGCCTTAGACGTTTACACCGACCATCTGGCGGGTATGAGCTACAAGCAAATCCAAAAGCGCAGCGGGCTTTCTCAGCCCTCGGTCTATCGAATCATTCAGCAAAATCGGGACAACAATAGCCCGACATTAGAGAACATTAGCTGGAAGAAACCAAAGAAAATAAAATGAATACACAAATTAACGACGGAGGCCAGCAAATGAGCACCACACCACGAACCGACGAACAAGTTATGGATTGGACCACCGAGGACGGCAGTGACATTGTTTTCGCATCTATGGCCCGCGAACTTGAAACCGAACTCGCCGCCGAGCGCGAGAAGGTGCGCGTGCTGCGGGAAGCGTTGGAACTAATCACGAATCAAGCCGACGCTTGCCAAGGGTTTTGTGATACGTTCACGCCCTCCAGCCGCATTAAAGCTCGCGTCGCCCTCCATGTAACGAAGGAGGCCAGCAAATGAAACCAATCAACAAATACGTTAACACCTAACATTTATGAGCAACGGAAAAGGAGATCGAAATAGGTCTTGCACTCCGCAATACCGCAACAATTACGACAACATTTTTAGAAACAAAAACAAATGCAAACCCAGCAAATCTTCATCGGAGCCTGCCTCGCAGACCCCACTCTCATCGACGACGCCATCAGCGGAGGACTCTCCAACGCCGCCTTCAACGATCAAGTCCACCTATCGCTCTGGCAATCTCTGGTAGGGCTTAGGAGTAAGGGACAGCTCACAGACAGTAGCTCGGTTTATATGGCTATGGGCGAACAATGCCCAGCCCTTTCTCTATTTGAGTGCGAGAAAGCCTGCAACAGCTCCATCACAGGCAAGAAAGCCCTCAAGAAGCTCATTTGGGAAGGTCAGTTGGCTGTTCTCAAGCCTGCCCTCCAGGACGCCATTGCGTGCATTTCTAAGGGCGGGAAGCCCGAAGAGGTGGCAAAGGCCGTAGAAGGGCTGCAAGGGCTTTTAAAACCCACAGAATCGGAGGCTCCTAGCCTTGAACAGCTCATAACCGAGGTTAAGCTGTGGGCGGAGCAGGAAATTGCGGGCACTAGGGACAACAAGGACGTTGTAACGACTGGTTTGCCTTCGTTCGACAACCTAGCCCAGCCCATCGAAGCCCACGAATATGTCGTAGTGGGTGCTCGCACCTCTATTGGCAAGAGTAGCTTTATGAGCCAAATTGCCAGCCACAACCTCAATCGTGGCCTCAGGGTGGCCTACTTCACGTTAGAAACCTCGGCCAACGCTGTGATTAAGCAGATAGCAGGACAAAGGGCCAGGGTGAACCTACGGGCGCTCAATCACGAATTTGCCGACAAGCAGGGCGACTATTTCAAAGAACTTAAACGTCTCAGCGGCCAGCAGCTCAGGGTGTTCGACAAGGATATGTCCATCACTCAAATTGAGAACCGTTGCCGACTGCTCGCCGCCTCGTGGAAACCCCAGCTTGTCATCCTCGACTACTTAGGGCTAATTCGAGGCACAGATGGGTCTGCATACGAACGGATGGGTCAGCTATCCAAAGCTATGATCCCGCTCAAGAAGACATTAGGCTGTCCGTTAATAGTCGCGGCCCAGCTCAACCGTGGGAATGAACGTGAAGACCGAGCACCAAGCAGGACGGACTTTCGTGACGCAGGCTCCATTGAGGAAGACGCCCATCGCATCATCGCCCTCCACCGTCCATCCAAGAGTCACAGTGGCAGCCCGCAGGAACTCGGACAGTCCACCTACGACTACGACCTCTTGCAACTCAAGCTACGCGATGGCCCACTTGCATTCTCACGCATCAAATACTTTGCCAACCACACATGGTTTTATGAACAAGCAGATTGATCTTTTCGGAAACATTATTAGCATGGAAGAAGCGACTGTTAAACCAGTTGTGAAACCACAAGAAGAAAAACCAAAGAAACTAGCAGAAACTGCTTGCACTCCTAACAGACCCTATTCAGTGTCTAAGGAAGGCAAGGACATCACTTGGATCATAAACAAATAAAAACATGAACATTAGCTACGAAAACACACGCGCTCTAGGCATCGGCGAGAAGGTTCTTCCCACCGATTTTTGCTACATCGAATCCGACTGCAACGACAAAGCGCCCTATCTGTCCTACGTTGATGAGCCTGAAGTGGGCCACATCGTCACGGGCGAGGAGTTCTACGAATACCGCCGCAGCTTACAAGGCGACCCCTACGAGGCAATGTTTGCCGAATTGGGCTTAGTTACAGACGCCGCCAAGGAAGCCTTCCACATTTGCTGCGAGAATGTCCAACTGATGGACAAGAAGCAGCAGGACTATGGCTCCAACAACATCTCAGCCTTTGGCGAGTTTGGCGTCATCGTTCGCCTCAATGACAAGATGGAACGCCTCAAGAACTTAAACAAGATGCCCTCGGTAAAGAATGAAGCCATCGAAGACACCTACCAAGACATCGCCAACTATGCGGTGATTAGCTTGATGATTCGCCGCAACGTCTGGAAATAATTTTATGTCCCAACTCAAAACACTACAAGAAGCAGCAAACACAGCACCTGGCTCGTTTATCTCCGGTGGCTTTCAAGCCAACGTCCAAAACGCTAAGGCTCGCCAATCGAAGGCTGGCAAATCCTTCTGGACTTGCACCCTCACGGAAGGTGGTCTGGAAGTCAGCGCCACCTCATTTAGCAAAGACCTGACCTCCCTAGACGGCCATTTGGTCAAGTTTACGGGCATGGGCCTCAAGCGCGGCGACGACTACAACGGCAAGGCCCAAATTAGCCTTGGCGACAAAGCCATTATTAGCCCCGTTGGAGCCACCCAGCCACCATCACCCTCAGAAGCCGTCAAATCGCCTGTAATCGCACAGAACGGCGGTTCTGGACGCATTGAAGGCGTTACTGTTGGCATGGCTATCAACAAAGCCGTGGACATCTGCCTCAAAACGGGCGACACCAACGAAGACACCCTGTGGCATTGGTCGTCCACGCTCATCCGTCTGGCTCAGAAGCTCCAAGCTGGCAACCTTGCCCCAGAATCGGGCATTGAACAACCCTCAGATGAGCAGCCATACTGACCTAAAACTAGCTGAAAAGTGCGGCCAACTCATCGGCCTCCTCGCCATCCTTCCCGATGGTGAGGAACTAGATGGGATGTTTGAAGAAGATTTGAAACGTCGGGTAGCTTACATAAACAAAAGAAAGAAAGAAATAATCAATGACCTCGAAAAAAGTTGAATCGTCCCACTGGTACACCCGTAAAGGAGAACCAGCCCACACCCAGCCAACCAAGAAGGGTGCTAAGAACCCCTCGCGGCCTACTAACATCAAGGACGCCAAGGTGTATGACCTTCTCCCCAGTGTTTCGGCCTACACCAAGATGCTTGCGGCTCCAGGCTTAGAGCGCTACAAGATGATGAAAGTGGCTGAGGCTTGCTATAACAATCCACCCCATCCAGGCGAAGAGATGGCAGAATACGTCCAGAATATGCTGGATAAGAGCAAGGAAGACGGCATGGGCGCAGCCGACCTCGGCACCCAAGTTCACGCCGCCATTGAAGCTCTCCTTAAGGGCAATGAGTATGAAGACTACGAAGTGGAAGTGGCTCACGGCCATAGCTGCTTCATCAGCAAGCTCGTAGAACCAGCCTATGCCAAGATTGACGAACTCGGCCTCACCATTGAGAACGCCGAAATTGTCTTGGTGAACAACGAAGAGGGCTACGCTGGTACCACCGACGTAAAGCATCGCTCAGCCAAGGGCAAAGGCATCCTTGACTGGAAGTCTAAACGCACCAAGGAAGGCGAAGCCGTTGTTCCTAACGAAACCCATCCTATGCAAATTGCGGCCTACTACGTCGCGGCCTTCAACGACTCACAGTTTGACGATGCTCTTTGCATGAATGTTTACATCTCAACGACTGAGCCAGGACGGGTGGACGTTGTGCGATACGAACGTGAGCAACTGATTGAAGCCTACAAAGATTTCCTCTGTCTCACCCGCCTCTGGCGCTCCCAAAACAACTATGATCCAAGAAGCTCTACTTGAACAAGGCTTTGAATGCTTGGCTGGCCCCTATCACAAAAGTGAAGCAGAGATGCTCCATAAGGCCATCCAGCAGCTCAAAGGCTCCAACACCCACTATGAACTACTTTCTACCCCAGAAGGTAAAGAAATCTGGACTATCCCGCGCCACTCCTTTACGAAGGGTAAGCAAGAAGCAGAGAGCGAGGAATAGCGAATACAGCAAGCTCCGCACTAACTTCCTGCTCCTCTATCCAGTCTGCTCTATCTGTGAGGAACTCGCCACCGACATCCATCACAAAGAAGGAAGAGGCTCTAAGACCAACGACACCACTACATGGCTAGGCGTATGCCGCCAATGCCACACAAACATACACAACAATCCTAGCTGGGCTAGGGAACAAGGATACTTAAAATGAAAGACAAAGAAAAACGCCTGTTAGTTATTGATAGTGCTAGAAAAATCCAACACTTGTTAAACGACAAAAGAACGAGTGAAGCCTTGGACATTGCCGAGCAATATGCCAACGGCAAGGCCACCGATAGCGATCTTATGACCGCTCGCCAAATAGCCCAAATAGCGGGAGTAAAAGCATCAGCCGATTGGGACGGGGAATACATCAACGAATTTTCCGATAGATTTTTTGCCTCAATTATGGTATTTGCTGCTTGCGTTAAAGACAGCAATAAAGCACTCTCAATGTCATACGACGCTATTATTAGCGCAATAGACGGATTACATTACGGAGCAAACCCGACGGGATATGTTAGCAAATTTACTTTACTCAAATGAAAGAAAAAACAGACCAACTCATCAACCATCTTATTGGCGACTGCATCCATGCAGAGAATGCCACCGATCTTTACAACGCCCTTGTGCGCTTAGAGAAGGGTAGTGTTGCCGTACTCAACCTCATCCGTGTTAAGGAACTGGAACACTATTACAGCGGAGACGTAGAATGAAACCTATACCATCACTCAACCTAACGGACTTACTGGAAGGTGCGGCTAATGCTTTGCTTACCGAAAAGAGGCATGATGCCGAATCTCGCATTAAGCAAATCCTAATCCGACAAGAAAAGCTAGCCGAGTCCATTAAAGCCGCTGAGAACGATCTGAAGAAGCTCAATGGTAAATGGGAGAAATCAGTCGCTAAGATTAACAAGCTGAAAGCGGGCGATTGGTCTGTTCTTAATGAGCAAGACAACGAGAAGGATGAGCAATGAAGGTAGAGAT